CCTAATATATTTAAGGGTACAGCTTTCTTATCAAGATTAGTTTGGAAAGCTTTAGATGAAGTTATCTTATCTGCAAAAGAAGCGATGAAGTGGTTGCAACAAGTATCTAAATTAGTTTCTGAAAGTGGATTACCAGTTATATGGACAACACCAACAGGTGCTATTGTTCAAATGGTATGTCCTGTATTAGAAACTAAAAGAGTTAATACTTATATGGGTGAAAAAATATTCAGAGCAAAATCTGGAACTTGGACACCTGATATTAGAAAAACTTCTATAGCTATTGAAACAGATAAAATAGATAAGAAGCGTGTAGCAAATAGTATAGCACCTTGTTATGTGCATGCACTTGATGCTTCGTTATTAATGAAAGCTGTATGCAAAGCTAGTGAATACACTATTGAAAACTTTGCTTGTGTGCATGATAGCTTTGGTTGTTTAGCAACAGATGTATCTACAATGAACATAGCATTAAGAGAAGCTTTTGTTGAAATCTTTGATGGAAAAAATTTATTAGAAGATTTTAAAAAAGAAGTTGAACTACAGGTACCTAAAAAATTAAGACATAAAATCCCACCATTACCAAAACAAGGTGAGCTGTCTTTAAAATCAGTGTTAGGTTCTGTGTATTTTTGTAGTTAATTGTATACGCTAGCGTACTAAACAGGACACTATAGATGAACAGAAGCGTCATCAAATCAATTAACCAAGACCTAGGAGGGTCAATGCAAAAAGCACAAACATACACTTCTCCTTTTGGTAAAGCTATATATCCACATTTAAGTAAGTGTGATGTTAGGTTCAAACCTGAAGGTGAGTATAAAGTAGACTTGAGCCTCAAAGATACTCAAGCTCAAGAGTTGATAAAAGTTATAAAACAATATCAGCTCAAAGCAGTAGCCGAGGCTAAAGAAAAAACCAATAAGAAAACTATAAAGGAACACGCACCACCTTATAAAAAAGATGAGGAAGGTAATGTTATCTTTAAGTTTAAAATGAAAGCTAGTGGTACCAATGGTAAAACTGGTGACACATTTAAACAAAGACCAGCTTTATTCGATAATGAATTAAAACCTATAAGTCCAGATATAACTATCTGGGGTGGTTCTATTCTTCGAGTAAGCTATCAACCATTTCCTTGGTATACACCTGCTCTTGGAGCTGGAGTATCATTAAGACTTAAATCAGTACAAGTAAAAGATTTAGTCGAAGGTGGTGGTCAATCTGCTGAAGCTAATGGCTTTGATAAAGTACATGGCGACAGCTCATCTAAAAATGGGTCGGAAAATAATGAAGAGATTTCGGAAGAAGTTTCCAAAGCAACCGACTTCTAAATTCAAATCAAAGCTTGAGGAGGATTTTAATAATTTTTTAATTAAACAAAAAATAAAGTTTGGTTATGAAGATTATAAAGTATCTTACCTCAAGCCAGAAAAATTATCTAAATATACTCCTGACTTTAATTGTCCTGCAATAGATACATTCAAAATAATATTTGAAACTAAAGGACAATTCTTAACTTCAGACAGGAAGAAACATTTATTAATCAAAGCACAACATCCTAAATTAGATATTAGGTTTGTGTTCTCAAATTCAAAAACAAAGATAGGAAAAAAATCAAAAACAACTTATGCAAAATGGTGTGAACTAAAAGGGTTCAAATATCATTGTGTGTATTCAACAGGAAAACTTTTACCAGATGACTGGGTTAAAGAAGTTTTAAATCAACAGAAAAAATTATGAGTAGAAAATCAACAGACTATTTTATTATACATTGTTCAGCTACTAAACCATCTATGGATATTGGTTTTGAAGAAATAAACCGATGGCATAGGGAGAGAGGTTGGCTGTCTTGTGGCTATCATTTTATTATTAGAAGAAATGGTGTCATAGAAGATGGTAGAACTACAGATGCAGTAGGTGCTCATTGTAGAGGTAAGAACCATAATAGTATTGGAATATGTATGGTTGGTGGTGTCACTCAAGAAGACCACACAAAAGCTGAAGATAATTTTCAACCTGAACAATGGGAAAGTTTAAAGAAACTTTGTGACGAATTACACGAGACATATCCAGAGGCACAAGTAAAAGGTCACTATCATTTCTCTGATAAGTTTTGTCCTTCATTCGATGTAGATGACTGGGCTAAAACAGATTTACTCTGGGTGGAAGGAGACTTACTACCAGGTGATGAAGGATACACAGAGTAATTTTGTAAGACACGAACCTTGTCCAAATTGTAATTCAAGAGATAACCTAGCCAGGTACTCCGATGGACATGCGTATTGTTTTGGTTGTGAATATAGAGAACCAGCAGTTGGAGAAACTAACGAATTTAAAAATGAAAAAATAAAAACAGATATGATTACAGGTCAAGTGGAGGCGTTATCAAAAAGACAAATTGATTTTGATACTTGCAAATTTTTTAATTATCAGACTGGTGAATACAATGGTTCACCTGTTCAGATAGCACCTTATTACAATTCTAACTACCTCCTTGTTGCTCAACACATTCGGTTTCCTAATAAAGATTTTATCTGGTTAGGAGACATGAATGAGGTTGGGTTGTTTGGCCAGCACAAATGGAAGGGTAATCAAAAGATGATTACTATTTGTGAAGGTGAGATTGATGCTATGTCAGTTTCAAAAGTACAAGGTAATAAATGGCCTGTTGTTTCTGTACCTTCAGGTGCAAAGTCAGCAAAGAAATATATTAAAAAAGAATTAGAATATTTAGAAAGTTTTGAAAAAGTAGTTTTGATGTTCGATAATGATGAAGCTGGTAATGAAGCTTCTATCGAATGTGCTCAATTGTTTACACCTAAAAAAGCTCTCGTCTCTAAATTACCTCTGAAGGATGCTAACGATATGTTGGTATCTGGAAGAGGTAAAGATATTATTCATCATATATGGAATGCTAAACCATATACACCAGAAGGAATAATTGCTGGAGCTGATACTTGGGATTTAGTTATTCAAGATGATAGCAAAGAATGCACTCCATATCTTTGGGAAGGTCTTAATAAAAAAACTAAAGGTATAAGAAAAGGTGAAATAGTTTTATTTACAGCAGGTTCAGGTACAGGAAAGAGCCAGGTCTGTAGAGAAATAGCATTTGATTTAATTAATAAAAATAAAAATGTTGGCTACATAGCATTAGAAGAAAGTGTAGCTAGAAGTGTAAGAGGTTTGATGTCTATAGATTTAAACCAAAAGATACACGAAGAAGATATTAGAAAAAATATTGATGAAGAAACATTAAAGAAATCTTGGAATAAAATCCAAGGTAAAACATTTTTTCATAAACACTTTGGTTCTACTGATAGTGAAAACCTAATGTCAAAGATTAGATTTTTAGTCAGAGGATGCGATTGTGATTATGTAGTATTAGACCATATCAATATGGTTGTCTCTGGAATAGAAGGCGATGAGAGAAAGTTAATTGACTATACGATGACGAAGTTAAGAAGTTTAGTTGAAGAACTTAATTTTGGTTTAATACTTGTATGCCACTTAAGACGATTACCAGATAAAACTGGACACGAAGAGGGAGCTATTACTTCATTAAGTCATTTGAGAGGTAGCCATGGACTGGCACAGCTCACAGATATTTGTTGTGGTTTAGAGAGGTCACAACAGAACGAAGAAACAAAAGATATTTTAACAATAAGAGTTTTAAAAAATAGATACACAGGAGATACAGGTGTCGCTTGCTCGCTACATTACAATAGGGAAACTGGAAGATTGTCTGAAGGCGATTTTTCAGATGTCTAAAGAAAAACAATTAGATGATGTACTTCGAGAATATATAGAAGAATGCGATGAGTTCGAACACTTACAGGATGACGATAAAATATTTATATATTCGTCTCTTAAAAAAATATTAAGACTTTTAGAATTGGTTATTAAACATCCTAATGTTAATCCAATTTTATTTGTTCACTCAATAAAAACAAAAAGTATTCTTGAGGAAGCATTTTTTAATGTGGCTCACATAATACCTTCAATCTTAAATATAAAAATAATTGTAATGCACTAATATGAAATTAATATTTGATATAGAAACTAATGGTTTCTTATCAGAAGCTTCAGTAGTTCATTCAATAGTAATCAAAGACATAGAGACTAATCAACTTTACTCTTATCATGGAGATAAAATTGGTAGAGGTCTAATGTTATTAAATGGTGCTAGCTTATTAGTTGGCCATAATATTTTAAAATTTGATTTACCAGTTTTACAAAAATTGTTTCCAAGACAATATGATATTAAAGCTGAAATATTTGATACGCTATTAGTAAGCAGACTGATATGGACTAATAGAAAAGAATTAGATTACCAACGTAAAGAGTTGCCGCTACAGCTCGCAGGAAGACATTCACTTGAAGCCTGGGGTTATAGATTAGGATTAAGAAAAGGTGATTTTATAAAGACAGGTGACTTCTCTACATGGTCTCCTGAAATGCAAAAGTATTGTGAACAGGATGTGGAAGTTACACATGAGTTCTACAAATTAATACAAAAACAAAATTATTCTCCAGATGCAATAAAGCTAGAGCACGACTTTGCCAGATGTATATATCTGCAAGAAGCACATGGATTTACATTTGATGTGGCTTCTGCAAAGAAGCTGTATGCCTCACTTGCAAACAGAAGGTTGGAGCTAGAGAAATCTCTAGTTTCGACCTTCCCAAATTGGAAGCAATATGTTGGTACCTTTACACCTAAGAGAGATAATAAAACTAAAGGTTATAAAAAAGGTGTACCTGTAAAAAAATATAAAGAAGTACAATTCAATCCT